AACAAAAACAGAGGATACAAGGCCCGTAGCGGACCCCGTGACGACGCTACCTTCGCCCCATGCTAGACTGCTCCAGCCTCCCCGGCCCCAGCCGGTAAATGGGACGACAACATCGGCCATTTATGGCACCTTACGCAATCCGGATTATGGCGTTAGAAGCATCCGCTGTCGGGAAAATAATGGTGAAATCTCCTGCGGTGGAAGTTTTATCCGAGCCAAAATCAAGGACAATCACGGAGTTAGTTGTTCCGGTACCACCGCCTGCCGTGGTGTTGTATATCAAAGCACCTCGCGCCGTGATAGTAGATCCGGATAAAGTGAGGTCAGCGAAATCCGTGAAAGCCGTAGTGCCGGAAAAGACGGGCGTTACATTAGTAAGTGTCGCACCCCCAGCCGTATAGCCCGTTCCACTGATCTCGTTGGTCGCTGTATAAGCCGTTGTCGCAGCGGTAAAACTAGCGCTATTGTTATAAAGCGCCAGCTTGAAAGTGTGCCCCGTACTAGCCGTAAAATCATGCTGAGCCTGCATAAGCTCTTTTTTAAAGCTAGTACACATGTAATTTCCTGAAAATGCCATCACAATCTCCTGATTAGCTCAGCTAATTCTTTTTGGCCCGCATCCAATAGCGCATTGCATACAGTAGTGCGATCACTCTTAATCGCCTCTTTTATGTAAAAAACAAGTACCGATCTAAGGCTATCCTTGTACGCAAAAGCCTGTTCTTTTATTGCAGAAGGTGCAGAATCCGAAACCATCAAAATCTTGTTTAAGCACCGCTCCGCAACTTCTTCGGCAGTAAAACCACGACCTTGGGTGGTGGCTACATCTACAATTCCTACTTGAATTTTACCTTGTTCTAACGTCATTGTTTAGTCCTAAAAACCATTCCCGTGCGGTATTGATCGGTGACCTCCCGAGCTTCGCCAAACATCTTTAACCCCTGAAGCCCTTGCATAAATTGCTGTTGGTATAACTGCAAAATATCGGGCTCACCTTTCATGTAGGTGTAGGCTTCTACCAATGCTCCGTAAAGCATTGTCATAGAAGCATTTTCGCTAAGCCACGTCGTTCCGCTGTCGGCACCCGCAGTTAAGCTAGCGGGCCGGTAAAAATAATGGATTTCTACGGCATAATCGGCGTCCGGCGTAGGCGCAACAATGAAATTGTCTACATCAAAGGCTGCGTAAAAGCGAGGACTACCCGTGCTGGCCGCATTTGGGTGTACAGTTTGAATAAAATCAACGTCTTTGAAGTCTAAAAAAGCTTTTTCGCCGGACCCGTCGGTATAAGACAAGGCCATTGGCGCTAGATAGTCTGACGGGCAGGCCAAGTACTTATTTCCAGTGGTCAAAGATCCAACTGAATTTTTACGAAAAAGGCTTAACTGAACGTTTTTAAGTATGCGTTCTTCAGTGTTTCTAATAAAAATTGGTAGGTTGTTAACAAAAGACGCTTCATCGTTTTCAGCGTAATCTTGTATCGCCTGTTTCAGTTGTGCGTAAGTAAAGCTCATGTGACCACCGTAACAATGCCAACAACACCGACACTTTTAACTGGTTTAAAAACGGGTGTTTCAATGACCGGAACACCCACATACACATAAAAAGGTTCTTTTGTGTCTGGGCTTGGATCTTTTAATGCCTGCGGGTCGGACACATGTTTTCTTGGCTCAAGCTGCGGGTGCTTAACTTCAAACTCATCTGGACCGACTTTTAGGCCGTTCCACTCTGTTTTCATCTCGTTTAGCTTGTACCTAAAGCCGGAACGATCCGAAATACCCCAAGCATGTTTTCCAGAAGCAAAAGACATTACGAGGTCCAAGGAACAACATTAAACGAAGCCCTGTCTCTATCTTCAGAAAGGGCTCTATCCATTTCTTCTTCATACAATGCTTTAAGTATTTGTATGCGATCAGGGGCTTTTTTAACCGCCAAATGATAGGCCAATCCCGCTGCTAAACAAGGGTATAATCGAAAAGGCACTTCCATCGTATTGGTGTAACTGTCTGCGTCATCCATGCGGACCATGCGATCTACAATAATCACGTCAGTGCTGTTTTCCGGCAAAGGCCAAATACGAAGCGTTGGGTTAATTTGCCGGTCGATGAAAAAGTCGTTTGGCCGGGATTGAGTCGATTTATCAGGGATGTTCCTGTAATCACTGCGGCTTATTCTAGATAGTTGGTAGTCCGTGTTGTCTCTGCGCAAAACGGCATTTAAGACATCTATGGTGTCAATGCCAAGGTTATAATCCCCTGTACCTTGCGTAAGAGGTATTTGTGTCTCACGAATAGTCCATTGATTTAACCCTCGGTTAGCCCATTCCGCTAAGACAAGGTTTAGGGACCTTTTAGCCGTTTTTAAATCATAGCCGGTACGGACCTCCAAGCCACAACGCTCGTAAGCCTCTTCGATGTACGAAGTTACATCTAGCTCAAAGTCCGCAGATCCAGATACCGGCATGATTCATACCCTCAGCAAGCGTTGCGTACTACGCAACCGCTTTTGCCTTTCTTTACAGCACCGCCTTTCGCATACTTTTTAGGGCTGCAACTGGTTTTAACCACAGAGCCACCTTTCGCATACTTGTCCATTGAACCGCCGCATTTCGCTGCTTTCATTTTACGACCTCCCGTACTGATTTGTTTTGGCATAGACGATCTTAACATTTTATCAATCCTTTAGCGCGATAAACTGCGGCAGCGTTAGGGCGTTACCGCCACCACCGCTTTGCGATGCAATGTATTCGCGGTTAATTGTTTCGTCTACAACCGTCGCACCATTTGTCTCATCGACAAACTTACCTATCCCGCGAGCCACCATGACACCGCTAGTACAGCTAGCGTCAAACGTCAATGAACCGGGGTTCATCTCAACTGTAACCCTATCGGTCACAGAGTTGCAGTCTTTGATGGTCATACCGCCGTTGTAGCCCCGCAAACTTAGCGTAGCGGTGCCCCCAGCATTCATAGAAATAGTTGGGCGATTAGTGCCAGCTATGCCAGAGGCGCAATCTTTTAAAAAGACATCAGCACCAGCAACGCAAGTAAGATTGCCAGCAAGCGAACAATTTTCATAGAACCCATTGAGGAATGCCCCATTGAGAAGTACAGATTCTTGTACAATAATCGTGCCCGTAAACGCGCCTTTGGTCTTTACCTGAAACAGTTTCGTATTCTTGAGGTCGTATCCATTGCAATCAACTTCAGGAACGCCAATCCCAAGAATGGTCAGATTTCTAACATTACGATCCAAAACAATATCACCAGCAAGATAAATGTTTCGAATGCCATCCACCTCTGCTCTATCAATTGCAGAGGTGATGTTGTTGTACGGAAACTCCTGCGAACCGTCACCGTCCGAAACTAATTCCGTATCTACATGTATAGCCTTTTCCATGATGCGGAGGTAGTTCTGCAAATGGCCCATAGTGCCGTCAGTGTCATGATCTGAATAAGGCTCGTCCCATACGGCATCAGCAAGCTCCTGAGCCGTAACTCCGCCGCTAACAACTTGCGTTTCTACAACGTTAACGATAGACGACACCTGTACAGGAAACTGTACGTTTTCATCGTAGTCGTAATAAGCGGATTCAAAATCATCTGAGAACAAAACGCCTGTAATGCGAACCTTAGTGAGGTCTACCAATAGCTTCCAGCCATTAATTAGGAAGTAAATGTCCCCAGAAAACTGACCCGAAACGGTAGGGTCACCACCGGTGGTTCTAATGGCAGGAGGCCACTCTGTGTTCCCCGCTAATTGCCACTCTTTCCAGTCAGAATAGACATCTTCTTTAATATCCAGCTCGGTAACGAAGTCGCTGACAAGGATTAGCCGATTTATGCCATCAAAAACGCACTTATGGGCACCGTAGTACCCATTTGCAGGATCATACGGTGCCCAAAACTCCCAATGTCCGTAATTGGCGGTCAAAAAGCTCATTACTGGCGGATCTCATTCCAGAAAAGAGCGAAGTTACACTCAATCTTGCCTCTTCCCGGACTAGCTAAAGTAATCCCGGACTCTTGGTAAGCGGTGTAATACGGAGAATCCGCCTTACTTGGACCTTGGGGCTTGGCAAAAATACAGAAATAAACTTCAGGTCCGTATCCCGACAAGATAAACCCACCGTTAGCGACATCACCGCCAGTATTTCCGGGCCAAGTTAGGCTATTCCCGTTGGGGTTGGTGGCCGTGCTAAGGGAGGAGGTGTCCCAAGGGGTCTGGAAGTTCTTGTCGGTATACAACTCAGCCTTATCGTTGTCGATCATCCGCAGATAAAAGATAGGACTGGTAGTCGTATTCTTGTTAAGACCCAGCGTATTGTCTGTGCCAATAGCATTTGGGATGTTTTCAAACTGAATGGCGTTTCCTTCGCGATGCAAAGAGAAACTAACCCCCGTTGGCGGGGTATTGATCTGCACAACTGTGGCTTTACCGGCAGATGGAGATTGAAACACCTTTAGGATAGGGCATCGGTTGTTGCCTCCATTGTCAGCAGCATTTTTGAAAGACGACTGTAGCGACGTAAAGGCGCTGCTTAGGTCTTCTTGCGCACCTTGGAAAGTCTCTCCGTTATAGGTAACCAAGGCATGAATACCGGAATCCCTAAACAGGTTAACCGAGTCAATACCCGCTTTTCCGTAAGCCATGACCGAGTTTCCGGGGTCGTTAGGCTCTACGCGAGTAAATACGGGATCTACGCCAAGACTTGCTGCTTCAGCCTCGTCGTATAAGTTAGAAACACGATTAACGCCAGAAATAACAGGGTTAACATAAACCTGAAAACTAATGTGCGCGGGTGAGCCATCTTCGTAGTAAGCCCATCCTCTAGCCGAGCGAGGTAAATGCAGTGTTCTGTTCGGATGATTTACGTTTTTTAATTGGGGTAGTGGTGCCAATATGCCGATCAAGTAATACTCATCGTTGACGGGCATTTCAAACGTAACGCTATCCGTGTTGATGATGGCCGTGGTAGGCGCTTTATCTACGGTGATTTCAGTCGAACTGATGATGTCAGAAACCCGAGTTTCTGTTTGCATCACGCCAGTGCCTGAAGACACTTTAACGATCCATCCGGGCTTGATTCCGGTCAAATCAGGGACCGTTAGCGTTGTTCCTGACGAAGTTATACCTGTCTTTGTGGTAATAACCCTGTCACCAAACGCATCGTTGTTCCCTTGAACATCGTTCATGTTGGTAGGGTCGATTATGGCTTTGAAGTACTCCGTGCGACCTTGACCTAACGTTGCCGTGTCAATATTCGCTTCGGTGTATACCGCACCACACCACACACGAAGGAATTTACCTGCTTGGTCTACGGCCTGACCCGACATATTGTGCTGGCAGAAACGTAACGGAAGCGAACCGGTCTGAGAATGTGGCTTGCCGCCATTAAAAGAGCCTTCGTGGTAGTACGAGTGAATGACCACTCGCTCTCCATCGTGGTAGGTGCCGAAACGAACACGACCCGCGCCTAACCATTGAATGTCTATCCAATAAATATTGTCGTTAGACAGGTCAAGGACTTTTCCAGAGTTACCCGTACCGTCTACAGGGTCACCGTTAAATCCAGCCTCAATGTTGGTTTCTGTGACCACACCATTAGTAGTTACCGTATATCCTGTTTTGGTAATGATTCGCTCGGTGATATCACCCGTAGTATGTGCGCTAGACCGGATAACCAACTGCAAGCCGCTAGTTCCGGTGGTTCGGAAAAAGTATCCGTTTCCACCCACTAACTCATTAGTAGAAGAAGGGTTAGTAATGTCATAGTCGTATTCACCGTCAAAATAACCCCACTCGCGCATGACACCGGGATATCCCACATCCTCGCTAAGGGCAACGGTCATGATCGCAAGCTGCGACAGCCCCGGAAAGTAATGGTGGTACGTATTTGTGGTCATCTGAACACGATGAGAATCGGGTCCATAGTTTGCCGTAGCCGTACTTATGCCAGTAGAAAGTTCCGCGCAATGCAGGTTATCGTTAAATACTGCTGTGCCAGTACCCCATTTAGTCGTCGCAAACTGGTCATTCAGCAGGTTGTTGGCAAACGTATAATCCCCAAGAATACTAGCCCCTGAAGTACGAAGCTTTCCGAAAGCGTCTAACTGAGGTAAGCCCTCAGCAAAGCGCATGTTCATAGAACCGGTGGCGTCTACATCCACGCCATATTCGGGGTTATCAAAACCAATAATGTGATTTGAATTAACGTAAACGTCCCGAATGCTTTCTACAATCGCCCTTGGGGTAACACCGTCTTCATCAAGAATTGTTGCCCCTACTTTAGGGCTCAGGTTGTCGTATTTGGCGGATTTCTCGTAATGAACCTCAAGAACGCCGGTTGTTGCGGTAATGGCGTGAGCGCCGTGGACATGAATGTAGTACTGCGTATTATCCGTAAAATCAACAAAATACCGCTCGCCAATGTCCCACGCGTAACCTGAAGGACTAAGCGAGTTGTAAAAGATCTGTGCGGTATGCGTCAGGCGAACACGTTTACCCGAGCTATCCGGTGGGACTTGTAAAAATGTTCGCTCACCAGTCATGAGTTACTCCTTATTAATTGTTCAAGTAGTTCCGCTCAAGCGGTGCGGTTACTGGGAACTGCTGACCTGTGACTCGGGAGATAGTGAAATTGGCTTCTGCATACTGCGCGGTAGTTGTTCCAATAACCTTTAACACTACTGGAGCATCCGCTAACGTCACCCCTGATGCAACACCTCGACCACCGCTATTGTCTTGATCGTAATCGTAGTCAAAAGAAACCGTCGCTGAACCACTAATTAGCTGGTTGCCAATGTCTGCATTAGCAAAATTTTGTACAAGCAGTGCATCGGGTGAGTTAATCGGAGAGCGGCGAATAGTTCCAGTAAACGCTGTCTCAGACAACGGTGTATCCCCGTCTACCAAACTCGCGGTAAATGAGTTCGCCGTCGGAACGCTGTCAATGACCCAAATGCTGTTGTTAACCGCATTGCTAGCCCCAGTGATTTCAATGTAGTCGCCTTGGCTAAGACCACCGGCACCGAAGCCCGTTAACGTATCAGCGGTAGACGTAAAGTCCAAAAGAGTGCTGCCAATAGTTGCCGCAGATCCAGTTGTTGGGGTAATAGTCAAGTCCGTAGTGCTGTTCTCACGCGTGTAACGATAGTAGAGCCAGTATTTAGCCGCCGCGTCAGACTGAAGGTTGTTGTTGAACACCAAAGAGCCGGTAGCCACAAACGGGAATGAAACGACTGTTGCTGCGTTATCAGTGAACTCTACTCGGTTTTTGTCGTCCGTGTTAAAAGAATCTACGTAAACACCCGTACCGCCAGCGTCATTATTGGTAATGGCATTCGTAGAAAGCGTGTTACCCGTAGAGGCCAAAGTTAAGGGTTCTTCAACAAAAACGCCGTAGTAGGCTGTTGCGGAGCTACCTGCCAAGGTGTTGATATCGCCATCAGTATCTGTTTTAACAAGCTGACGCTGCATCCAAGCATAAATTTGCTCAGCCGTAGCCGCGCCGCCGCCGTCTTGCTGTGCCTGACTGATATCGCCGTCAATGATGACGCCAAAGTTTGACGTACCTGTAGTGAAACCGCTTCGTGGTTGAGCCGAGGCGTACCAACCAATGCCCATGTCGGTATAAGGTGCTGTGGTATCAATATCGTTTGCGGTTACACCCAGCTCAGAAATAACCGGGTCGGAGGCTTCAGTCAGCGGGAATCGCTGGGCGTTATAAGTCAGCGTATCCAAACCGATTTGACGAGCAGAAGACACATCGTAGGTCTTACCAAAGATACGAATACGCAATACAAGGTCTTCACCCGTAGCAACAGAAACGTCGCGGTAATCAAGGTTACCGTTAGACGCGTCACCAAAGATTTGAATAGGCTCGTTAACGTTACCTGCGTAAGTAAACGCCGTGCGCGTATTGGTCTTCTTGGTCAGGTCTCCGTTAATGTAGTAGTATGCTCGGTCACCGGTGTTCTTGTCGGTAGAGTCAATCGTACCCAAGGACACAACGCCCAAATACTCTCGCGTAACACTACCTGCGGCATTGTTTTCACGCCAACCACAGAAACGCATCAGTTTGCGCTGAGCATCCGAGCCTAACTTCCAATCAGAAAACGTCGTTCCGTTGGAGCCGAATTCAAACTGCTCTGGCGTGATTGCCAGCATAGGGAAAGGGTATTTGATAAGCCCTTGGGTTAGGGTGTCATCCTTCCACTCTTCCTTACAGTAGGAATACAAAGCCTGTCCGGTGATACCATCATCCGACAAGTTTCCAGTTTCTGTAAGCGTGATGGTTTGCGTAGCTACGTTAAAAGCAACTTCGCTTCCCGCTGTAATTTGATCTGGGTCGTTAATAATTGCCATGTCTAGCTCCCCTCAAGCCATGTTTTCCTACTAGAAACATTTTCGAGAATTTTACCATAGTCGAGGAGCACCGTATCGGGCTGACTTTCAACCGACTGGGTGTAGCCTTCTCGTTTAAAAAACTTCAACCCCTCTCGGGAACTGTCAATCCAAGTGCGCTGATGCTCAACTAATTTGTCGCCCTCAAGAAGCAATATTGTCTCTTTTGGGCGCTCTACCACCTGAAACCTAGAAATACCAAAAAGCCAATACTTTTCAGGGCGATTGACCATCGTGTCTAGGTCGTCAATACCAATATCCCATAAAGAACCAAACGTCTTTGCCGTGTACTCTTTACTTAAAAAATGCTTTTCAATCGCTGCAACTTGCGCGTCCGTTAAATCCAACGCTTCCGCAGAAAGCTTTTTCCCGCCTTCATTAGCGATACGCTGCGCCTGAAACAGAACATACCGAAGCTTCCTCCTAGAAATATCTTGAATCGACTTAGGTATTTTCACGTCTTGTAGTTCCTGTCTAAGCGTTGACTAACCGGCAATGTAGCGTTGGCGCTGGGTACGGTGTAATTGTATATATCCACCGGTACATACAGGGTGTTAAACACCACAACATTGACCACGGTCCCAGCAGAAAGCGTAAAGTTAAAGGACGTTCCGCTGCTTTCTACGCCATCTAACTCCACGTCATTGTTACCGCTTCCGTCACGAGAATACACACGGACCTCAGAACCCGCTACCAAAGGTGACACTGTCACGGTTGTTTGACCGGCTAAAACGTTGACTTGACCCGTAAAATTGGAGCCTTTTCTAACAGAAGGCACCACGGCCCCTGCGCCGACGGAAATGTTAACAGTCTGAGAACTAGGACTAGCTGGATTTATGTAAATGTGCTCATTCCCAGAGGTTCCCGTTGTTACGTTGTTCCCAGAGGTTCCCGTAACATACGTTGAACCGGGGTCCGTACAAGTCCAATTGACCGTAGCCGCAGGGGCTGTTGTCATTTCCACAGCGTGGCTGGTATTAGTGCCTTTAGTGAATACGCAGCTTGTAAGGTTGGAAGCGCTTGTTGTTTGGACCGCAGCGGTGCCCGTAGCTTCCAAAAAGTTACACCCAGAAAGCGCCCCAGAACCCGTCAGCGTTACTACGCCACATTGGTTAAAAGAAGCATCAGATACAGTAGCGGCTATAGACGACGTTCCGCCGGACTGAAAAACTTGGCCGGTCCAAGTCTGCCCTGAGCCCAGCGTAAGAATATTAAAGTTAGAGTACGCGCCACCCGTTGCGGTGACCGTGCCTCCGGTAGTATCCAGATTGTACGAAACGCCACCAGCTCTATTAATGTTGCTGTTTGTAATGACGTGCGTTCCGGTGAAATTGCACGAGTAGACGTAATTCGTGTCTAATACCGTATCAGTGAAAACCAAAGTCTCACCAATAGAGGTTTGCGTAGCGCCGTCAAACTCTATGTTACCCTGACAAAAAATAATCCCGTTGCTGTTTTGCAGGATTCCAACTTTGGCAGTGTCTTGAGCGTTAAAGGCTTCTAGGAATAACGAATCGGAAACAGTGGAGCCAGTAAACGTTAATCCAGTGCCAATGTCATAAGCATCTACAACAAAGTTGGCAAAGCGCGTAGTAGCGCCACCCACGTCGGTGGCCATGCCAAACTCTGTTATGTTGCCGATTTGAACGGTTCCAGTGTCGTCGGTGGTAAAACGAGTTGCGAGATCAATAGAAATTGCCCATTTCTTGAAACCCCCAAGGTAGGTATCAGAGCCCGCAACGTTCCAATAGGCGCGGTTTGTTCCGTCGCCTAGCATGATCTGAAACCCGCCATTGGCTTGGGTGAACATGGTTCCCGAGGCTAGAAAAGTGCCCCAAATCCAAAACAAGCCGTTAGGTATCTTGACGGTGCCCCCGCCAGTGCTTCCAGAGGTGAAGTCATAGCTGCTGCCGTTGTTGTGCGTTAACAAAACCCGCTGCTTGTTGGTTGTTGTTTCTATCGCATTGCTGCCTTCGACAAAAAGGTCGGTGGAGCCAACGGACTGAGTAGCAGAAGGCGCGCCACCAGAGCCCTCAAGCTTAACGGCAGACCATCCTGTCGTGACTTCGCCATCAGCACCCGTTGCGCGGGTGACGACAGTAAACGTACCGCCTGTGTTAATAGAAACGGCCATCAGCTATACGTCAACGACGCACGGTCGTCCCAAACATTATCAAAGTTTCTGTCCCCGTCAGCAAAAGTGACACTTAACACAGCTCCTGTTGTCAAAAGACGCTGTATTTGCCAAACCGGGGCGCTTGTGGCACTTTTAGGGGCCGCTTTTCCAACGTAAGAAACCCCTACTTGTTCATCGAGATAAACAACGTAGGGGCTTCCTTTTGAAGCCTGAATCGTAAGTCCAGACATGGGGCATTACCCCAATTTGGCGCGAAGGGATTCCAGAGCTTTTTCGGCGCTTGCTCGCTTCTGCTCTAGAAGCTCAATTTCACGCTGCTTTGCTGCGATGATGTCGTCTTGCTCTTTCTGCGTGGCAGAAATGCGCTCCGCGATCTCGGCATCAATGCCTTTTAGTCTAGTCTCTGCCTGAGCCAGCCGCTTTTCGACGGCCTCTAAAACGGATTTAGCCTTGTTAGTTGCGTCTTTCAGCGCATCTTTTTCAGCTTGCTTAACTTCCGCAATAGACTGCTCAACAGCCTGCTTCTCGTCTTTTGCTGCTTGGACCTTGCTCGCAAACTCCTCAAGCTCTTTGTTTGCCGCAGCAATCTTGCCCTCAATCTCAGACTCTAAATCAGCTACTTCTTTTTTTCGAAGCGCAACAGCACGATCTAAGTCTTGTTGGGCGCGAACAGAGTCAATGACGGCAGGTATGGTATCCAGCACCGGACCCCACATTTTTTGGAAATCGCGAAGTGCCTTTACATTAACTTCCGACATGTTAATTACCTCCGCGTCCCGTTTGGATCAAGGTCATAGTGGCCGATCCAGTTGTATGAGCGGTTACGTTTAAACGAATAGCTGTGACAGGAAAAGCATAGTTGCTTTCACCCGAAGCAGTATCTGCCGTAAGCGTATCGTTGTCGGTCCAAACACCCGTAGCAGGGTCATACCCGTCCGCAAACACGTCATCAAACGTGTGCTGGACGCTGTAGGTCAGGGTAGAACCCCCCGCAACGTCCACTCGGATAGAAACATTGAACGGATCAATGTACGTATCCATCGGGATTGGATTAGAAGCGGCTTGGCTGCTGACCGTTACTCTTTTTGGTCGCATTAGCTTCTCCTATTAGCTCAGAGCCGCACCGGAACAAACAACCCAAGCGGAACCGTCATATACAACAACTGCGGTTTCATCATTGGCCGCGCCATTGTCGGTGATTACGTACAAAGTACCTGTTTCAGCAGAAGCAGGTAAAGAAGCCGTGACTGTAACCGGTAGGGTTACAGCGCCCGTAACAGCGCCCGTAAAACCGTTGGTAGATACGATGGGGCCTGAAAAAGTAGTAGTCGCCATAATTTGTCCTCACATGCGAATTTGGTATAGCCGTCTGCATGTCGTCAGCCGGGGCTGTCTGCTATACCGATATATCCCGGAAAACTGATAATAACATAAAAAGGGGCCCGAAGGCCCCTTTATTAAAGACCTTACGCGCCGGGAGAACCGAACACACAACGCCAATCAGAAACACCGAAGCTGTAACGCTCACGCGCCTTGTAGCGCATGTTGCCGGTGTCGAAGTCACCTTCCATAGCAGTCTTGATAGCAGAACGCTGGAACATCTTAAAGCCGTTAGGTGCGTCAGTCTTAATGAAGAACGCATCAGTATCGGTCAAAAAGTGGTTCACAACAGCGCCATCAGGCAGCATTCCCATAGACTTCATGGCGTTTAGGTCGTTGTCCGCTGTACCCACACGGAGAGTCGAATTCAATACGCGCTCGGCGATGAATTGAAGCTCCTTGGGGATGATCAGCTTCATGCCGCGAACGGCAATTTTCAGACCACGCTCATCGGTAAAGCTAGCGATGTCAATCAGCATCTGCTCAAGCGAAGTCTCGTTGAGATCCGCAGGAGTTACAAGCTGGTTGCGCTGGCTACCAGTCAAAGAGGGATGTGCAGAAGAGCACAGAGCCGCACCATCGCCAATCGGGGAGCCAGTGCTGAACGCATTGTTCAGGATAGAAGCTGCCTTGATTTGCTTGGTCTGAGACATAGAACGTGCCAGAGCCTTGGTGTAACGAGAAGCCAGACGATCGTACAGATTGTCTTCGATAGCTTCTTCAGTAATGCTGAAAGCCAGTGCAATGGTTTCATGAGTGTAACGAGCAGTGTATGTTTCCTGCGCGTCATCAAATGAAACGGCACCACCCTCTGACTTAGTTGGCGCAGTGCCAAAGCCAGACAGCATTACTTCTTCTTCAAAAGCACGATCGGAAGATTCGGTATCGAAAATCTCCGCATGCTCTTGATCGTAGCGATCATACTCAAGACCAAAGAGAGCGTTAAGCCCGGGCTCAAGTTCTTTCGCCAGTTGTGCGCGAGAAATAGGCATGACTTAATCCCCCTTATACGCCGGCCGCGGTGGCATTGAAGTGAGTGTTGATTTTGACCAGCAGGTGAGCACCCGCAGAGCCATAATCGCTATTCGCTTCATCGTCAACGAGACCCACAATGCGCAAAGGCAATGTGCTGGTTGTATTAACACTTGCTACATTCAACTGTGCAGAAGAGCGACCGGTAGCAGTCACGCCAGTGCGAGCAGAAGTTCCAAGTGAAGCGTTTGCAAAAACCGTTGCCAAAGCAGTGGCGCGATTCGTAAGGCTCGCATCAGCAGCTACAACAAACAGTTGATCGGGGTTGTCCGAGACAATAGCCTTCACAGGGAAGTTAGTGTCAACAGAGACAGCACCCGAACCGGGCCAGTAGTTAAGCCACACAGGCTTTTTCTGGACCGCATCGTGGTATTGAACACCGATAAGAACACCTAATGCAGGTGTGGTTCCGCCAGCGGTATCGCCAGCATGGTCAATAGTTCCTGCCGCAGTGGGTGTTACCAAACCAAATTGATAGATTGGGTTAGTGTTGTCACTAGCAATCTCATACTCGGTTGTACCAGTGCTGTTAACAGCACTGCCCACAAGACCAACAGGACGCAGACCGAAGGCAGTTTCAGCATTTGCCATGGTTTATTTCCTCGTCTTGTGCGGTCCTAATTTTTGGGACCGCCAAAAGTTACACGACTTTGACGTTCGGGTCTTCCGATCGCCATTGTTGGATGAGCGTTTTCTCGCAACATGTCCTGCTCAACAGCTTCAATTTGATCCGCGTTGCGTTGTGCAAAATAATCAGCGCGTTCTTCAACTGTCTCAAGCGGGATACGTGCAAGTATCAAACCACCTACACCAAAAACGCCTTCATACTTTCCTGAGTCAATAACCGGTGCTTCAAAGTCGGGGTATTCATCTTGCCGGACAAGCTCGTAGCCTTCCCGCAATCTTGCAGAAATATTTTTGCGGTCATCAAAACCGCGTACTTCTGCACGAATCCACCGATGTTTAAAGCCCTCTGGTGCAGGAGGGGCGTCTAACATAGATGGGGGAGCCCAAGGCTTACGCCTACCTTGTGTCTCCCTTGACGCTGCTTCACGTGAGGAGCGTTTAATGCCCTCAAAACCTTTCATTTCTTCGGACATCGTATTACTCCTTTACGTATTTCGCGTATTCTTCAAGCGGCACTCCCAACTTTCTAGCAATAGCTACTTGGGACGGGGAGAGTTTGACCCTATTACCTTTGCGTCCAGACACTGTGGTTGAGCGGGTTACTCCAGCCACAGTCTGAGCGGGTTTGCGACTGGTTCCCGTATCTTCTCCGAACTTGTGCGGAAATTCCCGCTTAATTCGGCGATCTAGCTCATTATAGTAGTCATCTGAGCTGGGATCAAATCCTTCATCTTCCACAAGTTTTTTGTGTATACCAAAAGCCGCAAATGTCATGGCTTCATCCTGACCAAACCAGTTGTTCTTTTCCGCCCACTGTTCGGCTTTAGGGTCGGGTTTTTGGGGCGTTTGTTTAAGCGTTTGTTGGGCCGCATACTGCGCTTGCTGTGCGGCATATTGTTGCTGTTGGGCCGCATACTGCGCTTGCTGTTGCGCTCTTGTTTGCGCTTGGGTATATCCGTTAGACGCAATAGCTAGCTCGGTAAGTTTTTTCTGCGCCTGAACAGTAGCCTCGGCATCCCCTAGCTCAACAGCACGTCTAAGTTCATTTTCAGCCTGCTGTTGTTGCAAACTTAACCGCGTACCGTATTCAGACATGTAGCCTTGATCTAACGACTGCATGCGCTGGCGTATCTGCTCGGCCTCAGATTGAACGTTTTGGGCATATCGCAAAGCTTCTTCACGCTGTCGCTCAGCCTCGCGCATTTTTTTGGTCAAACGATTAATCCGTTTTTGTACAGATTCACTGTATTGCGCCAATTCTTCTTCAGAGGTTTCTTCTGTATCAAACCTTTCTGAAGTCGTTTCCGAAACAGGAATCTCTACTTCGGTTTCTTCCGCATCACTAATATCTAACTCGTATTGAGTATCTTCGGCAGCGTCACTCATGCTGTTTTCTCCTTACAGGCTTAAAATGTCTTCAGGGTCATCAATCGTGGCTAAAACCTCGTCATCATTCAAAATACGAACTTCACCACCATCAATACGGAACCTAGAACCGGCATAACGCGCAAAAATCACCCACTGCTTTTCACGGCACCAAGGGCCGTCGGGAAATTTTTCGGTGTCTTTGTAGCAAAGAGGGCCCTGCTTAACGACATAACCTACAACCGTTTGAATTTGGCTGTCGTCTAAGACTTTGTTAGGTATATAAATGCCACCTTCGGTGGTTTCTTTGCCCCGGTAGGGAAGAATTAACATCCGCCAACCCGTAGGTTGCGGCATGCGCTCCAGTAAGCTTTTTTCCATAGCTTCTGGATTAAGTACCTTCTGCGTTGGTTCTTTGTATAGATTTTTAACGCCTTCTTTAGCCGCCGCTAAATCTATAGTTTCCGCTGTATCAGACATCATTTTGCTCCTGTTTTTCTAGCAGGTCCGAGAGTTCCTGTGCAATGTGCTGTAAGGCCGTCAACTCACCCATGAGGTATTTGTACTGTTCCATAGAAGTCAAATTTCCGGCTTCTAGCAAGTTTAAAATTTGAGTTCGACGTTCTTTAATCGTTCGCTGAACAAACTGAACAATTTGAAGTGGGTCCAAAATGCGCTCCGTCTTAGAATGTCGTATCTATATACCACGAGCAATATATTAGGACAACTAATAGCTCCAAATAGTTGGAGCTGGAGACAAATCTGCATCATCTAAATGAATGAAGCGTTCGCTAAAAGGGCCTTTTTGATTAACCCCTATGCGTTTAACGCCGTGCGCTAAAGCCACCTCAAGCAGCTTGTGGGCTTTGTCATAAGACACGGCTAAATCCACGGCTCTGCCCGTAGAATGCGCACCCGGCTTTAACTTGGCTTTTTCTATAGGATGATCATGGCAGCGATAACCGCTAGTGACAACAAGAGCAAACCCGCAGTCACTGCGAATGCGGTCAAGAGTGGTGCGAAAGTCTTCTTCAAAATAGTACGCCTCTTCGGTGGTTTTTCCCATTTTGAGGCAGTGCTTGCAAGCTAGCTCTCTTTTCGAGAAATAACTCATCGCTTCTGTAGAAGCGTAGATATTTTGTCGGCGGAGCGTATTCCAAAAGAGGCCAAAACCGCCACAAAAAGTAAATACTGGTACCATTCTGGAAGGCTGTCGAGCTGATTAAATGCAAGACCTACGCGGTAAATAACCCGCTCGCTGTCCATCAACACGCCGTAAATAATGGCGACGATTGGCATAGAAAGTAGGATGGTAAACCACTCGTCTTTCCACGAGTTATTAGAAGCCTCGGCCATCTTCTGCTCCCAAAGAGCAGTGTTGCCAAGGACTTCCATCTGAGCCTTGTGCTTGGCTTCAGTTTTTGCTCGTTGACCCTTAAACCAATCCGTTATCAATCCGGCCACGGGGGCAATAAGAGCTGTCCACATTACTTATCTACCTTGTCGTCAAGCTTTTCTAAAATACGCTGCAACATATTACGTATTTCTTTGATCTCTCTATCGTGGGACAGCCGAGCCATTTCGCTCTCTGTTTTTAGCACAGCGATTTGAGTAGTGTGATCTTGCTGACGTTGATACATAACCCAAACAAAAGCGCAAATGGGGACAACGACGTAGCGCAAAATAGTTTCAAGAACATCCATCACTAAAACCCTTTCTCCGCAAGAAATTTTTCGGCGCGTCCAATGTCCGCCTCATGCGATTTACGGCAATGATCTTCTTCAAAAGGAGATGCTAGCCAATCCACCAACACCCTAATTTTACCCCAAAAAGGGTGTTTACGCATTCTCCACGACCTGCCAGAGATAGACTCGTTAGGGTTTTTGGAATTAAAAAAAACCACGTTAGCTAATTGGCTAAAAGCATCACCTACACGTATCAAGTAGCCGACTAAACCCTTCATTAGAATAAGCCGCCCATGACTGGCGAGTTTTGAGGTTGTTGAAGCCCTTGGTGTTGTTGAAGCCCTTGGTGTTGTTGAAGAAGCCCTCCTTTGTTTGGCTGAAGCACTTGCGCTCCTGCGTAAAATCCCGGTGGCGGTGGGGTAGACATCATGTTGTTAATGTTTGGTCCAAAACCACCGCCATAGGGCTGACCAAAACCACCACCATAAGGCTGACCAAAACCACCACCATAAGGCTGACCAAAACCACCACCATAAGGCTGACCAAAACCACCACCATAAGGCTGACCAAAACCACCGCCATAAGGCTGACCAAAACCACCGCCGTACCCCTGCTGATTTTGCATTGGAAATGCCTTAGAAAACTGCTGGAACCTGTCCATACCCGAACTAAACTGCTCTGGAGACATATGACTAAAGGCATTTAGCAATGAAGCAATCCCGCCACCACCAAAGCCACCACCAAAGCCACCATAGGGAGAAGGCTGACCAAACGGAGAGCCACCATAGGGAGAAGGCTGACCAAACGGAGAACCACCATAGGGAGAAGGCTGACCAAACGGAGAGCCACCATAGGGAGAAGGC